TCAATCCGTAATTGCAAAGGGCCATCATGTGTTGGTGCATGATTAACTGCCATTGGCCGCCTCCGCCGCAATAGATGTGGTAATAGTGGATTAACTTCATTGCGTAAAAAGGAGGGTTAAGATGCAGCCGATAAAGACCAAGGCCAGCACAACCCGACCAACGGCCAAGGCGAGGTCAAGGAGGGATTCAAGGTTCATGGGGTAAAGTTACACCACAAGATACTTCCCCGAATTGCTGACGGCCAATTTGTTGAGGGCCACATAGCGCAGGGCATCGCAGGCGTGGTTATACGAGTCTATCGGGACCCCCGTGTCCTTCCCGTCTTTGTCGGTCGCCCAAGTGTACGATCGGAGTTCCTTAATCAGGTTGGTGGAATCTTTTGTGACATGAAGGTTGAACCGCTTCACGATGTCAATCCCCTGCCTGACGCTATCGGGTCCCTTGGATGCGGGCTTGATATTGAATCCGAGGCGGTAGATTTCCTCAATGCTCTTCGGTTCTGCGGAATCGGCGACGATTTCCCAAGCCCTCGTAATGCCGAATTCCTTCAGCCTTGTGGCGATGTCGGAGTTGGTGAGCCCCCGATGGTAGAGCAGTTCGTGAATAAACAAGTCATCCCCCCTGCGGTACACGGCGACCAAGGCCGTAGGGTCGTTGCTGAACCCCCAGTCAAGCCCGTAGGCGACGAATTTCATCGTGGATGGGTCTATACCCTCAACCACCGTGTAATCGCCGTAGATAGCCCCTTGCAGCGTCCCGACTTGACCCAACCCATACACCTTCCACCAGTTGGCCCAATAGGCCGAATGCTCCGCTTTGGCTCGGTTTAATTCAATATCGTTCCGAATAGTATCGGGAAGGGCTTCGTTGTCTTGGTATGTGAGGATGAGGAACTCTGCATCCGTTTCGGGCAAGACCTCGGTGTGCGCCCAAAATTCGTGGGTGGGGTTGAAGTCAATGTAAATCTCCTGACTTGTACGAATCGCCAACTGATAGTACGAATCGAAGTCGATGTTGTTGGCCTCGTTGATGTAAAGTACCTGCCTCCTTGCCCCTCGGAGCCGTGCTTCCGAATCAGCCGAGAAGAACTCAATCGTGGACCCGTTGGCGAAGTTGTACTGCAGCAGGGTCTTGTTCCACCTATCGGGAACCCACCTGTGGGTCCATTGCATAATCTTGGCGAAGTCCTTGATGGCCCCCCGTCGCAGATGAGGGACGGATTCGGACACCACCGAAATCTCCGACTTGGGATGGCGGGCCGCATGGTCAATGAGCACCGCAAGGATGCCGAAGGTTTTGGACGCACTTGTCCCGCCTTGTATCACCTTCTTCCGAGCGGTCATCGCCCGAATCTTCTTGATAGCGGTGGTGTACTTAAAGTCCATCCCCGAAGAGGGGTTGCTCAATCGTGATACTCGTTTCCTGCTTTTCCACCAAGCCGTTCAATCGCTGGGTGATGGAGGGGTTGTACTGACCAACCATGCCACCCTCAATTTGGTCTTTGCGGATGGATTTCTTAATGCGTGAACAGACCTCCGAAAATTGGTCGTATTTGCCGTCCTTGTTTGTAAAGTACTCGTCCGCTCCACTTCTTACATCCAAATCCCACATGAATAGTTGAAAGCCTTCCATTGTCAAAGGACGCTGCAATGGCTCAAGTTTTTGTTCCCCATCCTTGCCCACAAAGACGGTCTTGAGGCGTGGGTTTGCCTTGACTTCTTCGGCATACTTGACGAATGCGTCCCAAAGGTCTTGAGGTGTTTCAAACGACCGTGGCCTTCCTGCTCCCATCAGTATTCTATTTTGTCAATGAGTTCGTCAATCTTGTCCACGATTTTCATCTTGACCGCAAATGCGTTGGGCGAGTTGGATTCCTCCACCGCACCAATGCAGTCGCAGAGGGTGGTTATCACCATCATCAGCGAATCCATGCGGGCTTGGACTTGCGCCTCATCGTTGGGGGCTTTAGTCGAGTTCGCCAAGTTCTCGGAGTTTATTCCTGCTCCACCCAAGGGCCGCTTTGCCACCCCATAGCAGGTAGGATATGTAGCCGCAGTCGCTGGAACTGTCAGCGTTGTCGTAGTAAGTTTCTGCACGGGAAAGGTAGGAGTGCATCCGTTTAACCGTTTCAAGGGAAATCCCCTCACCGCTTGCGAGTTGCTGCGCCCTGACCTTACCCGTCTGCGTGGCGCACTTGTTCCCGTTGCGTTCGTTAAGTTCAATGCCCCGCTTGGCGTTATTGCGGACACCTTCGCCGTAGTCGGCGTAGGTTTGGAATTGGTCACGGGTTGGGGTTGTTGAGGGCATGGGTAACGGTCTGCTGGTTGGCTTCGGCGAATTGGTCCGCCTCTTGGTAAATGTATTGGAGAGCCGATTTTACGCAGTCAGCGCACCACCAATTCGTATTGGGTCTGCCGTGGGCCACCAAGATTGTCTGCAAGTCGTGGACCGCTTCGGGGGACAACCGCATAAACAGGGCGGCTTGGTATTGTTCCCAGTAATGGCGGTGCTTGGTGGCCAGCAGGTACTCGTCTTGCGTCATCGGTTGGTCAGTTGCAGGATGACAACGGTTAGCCCCGCAGAGGCGAGGCCGTACACGGGAGCAAGGACCCATCCGCAGGTGGACCAGGTCAGCAGGACCGCCACCCAAAAAGTGAGGCAAGTCACGCAAGAGAACGGCTTGTGACGGGCCAACCAGGTCTTGTACCAAGCCTGCGGCAGGACACGGTACTCGGCGATTGCGAGGGCGGTGAGGCTACTTATCAGCAGGGGAAATATCAGCGTGTCCATGGGATTGAATGGCGGCCTTGATTTTGGCCTTGGCTTGGTCAATGGAATAGATTATACTGCGGTACGGAATGCCCGTGTCCCGTGAAAGTTTCTTCATGTTCCCCGTGCGGAGGTGCAGGCGGAGCAGTTCCTTGTCATACGGGAACGCCCCGTCCTTCGCCCAAGTATCCATCTCGGCTTCGGCAATGGCCCACAGGTCGTCCATCAAGGAATCGTATTCGGACTGGGGTATGGGCGAATCGGGGTCCAGTTCCTCCAGCAAGTCGTGGTGACGGTACTTTTGGGCGAACTGGTTGTTCTTGCCTCGGTAGAGGTTCAGCAGCAACCGAACCACATAGAACTTGAAGTAGCCCTGCGACTGGATTTGCAGAATCTTGGCGGGGTCTTTCTCCAGCAGTATGAGGACGCATTCCTGTTCCAAGTCCCTCCAAAGCGGGTCGCCCCCCGTTATGGTGAGGCAAGCCTTTCGGATTTCACCCGTGCGGTAGAGGTCCAGTATCGTTTGTTCTGCGGATGCCATGCACAAAGATTGCAAAAAAAAGGGGTCAGCGGTTAGGCCGACCCCTTGGGGATGTGTGCGGTTTTGGGCTATTCGGTGGGCGGAAGTTGCAGAGTGTCAGTAATATACGCCCCTTCTGCGGTCTGCAAATACTCTTGGGCGTTGTTGAAAACTTGCCTCCGCAGGTAGCGGAGTTGGGGCTTCGCTTTACAGTCGTTGTGGAAGGATTCCAAGTTGATGATGATTGTGCTATAGTGGCGGTTCAACTCCTTCCCAATAGCCATGAAGGTGAATAGGTACTCGTTGTAGGCGATGTCGGCAACGATGTTCCGAGCGATGACACAGGGCCGTTCCCGTGACGAAGACCGCACCTGGTCGGGCGTGATGCCGAATATAGCGGCGGTGGTGTCAACGAGGTGGTGAATGAGGGCTGGGGTCATTTGCTGGGGGGTGGGGGTTCGGGAAGTGGCATCCAATGGGTCACTTGATTTTTTGTTGGGTATGTTTTATCAGCATAATGAATGCACCACTCTTGTATAGATTCCGTAAAGAACCCAACCAGTATATCTACACCAAAAGCGAAAAATATTACATCTTCCCCGTCTTTCGGCATTCGGTCTTTGCAGGCTATCCAGGTCATGGCTTAAACGATTTCGGGGATGGGCATCCAATAGTTGACTTCACGGGGAAACCAAGAGTGATACTCGGAGTACCACTTATTGTAAGTAATATCATACCAAGCAACGATTTGATATCCTTCGTTGTCAGTAATCAGCACGGGTTTGCAATCTTCGGGCATTTTGTCTTGGGGGCGTATCCAGGGCATAGGTTAGGGGTTTAAATAGTTTTCAATCATTTGTATTCTCGTTCCAATCCATCGCATCACAGGCACGGCCATTGAGTTCCCGCAAGCCTTGTACCTCGGTCCATCGGGGCATTGGTCAGCAGGTTTGTTGCGATAGGGAATCTTTGTCCAATCATCGGGAAAACCCTGCAACCGTTCGCATTCCTTCGGTGTCAGCCTACGAATAGCCATTGTCTGCAACACCGCCCCGTAATGGTTCACATCCGAAGCCGAAGAACCAATCGTCTGCGAGGTCTTCTCATTGATGGTTTGGTTGAAGCAGTCCACGGCAATGGGTTGAGCGACTTGCTTTACTTCTATCGCAAGACCTCTACCCGACTCAAGGTCATCGTTTCCAATTCCCTTGTAATCCCTTTGCCTTAAAGTCCCGATGGTTTCTCTTCCATCAGGGCTTGTCGCTCTAACCCACCAAGAAGGCTTGAATCCAACAATGGCTTTTCCTTCTTTAACCCACTGATCACTCCCCAGCTTTTCATTATCTTTAGCGCATAGCGTTGCCATTAATTGGGGATTTAACCCTGTCCCATAGCTTGTTGCTCCAACGCCTCCTTGAGCATCGGTGGGAGTTTCTTGCCTCTTCGCTCTGCTCGATTTAGAATCCCTTTGCAGGCTTTCGGACTCAAATAAAACCGCTGCGGCAGGTCGCCAATCTCCAAGGTATCCGACAACAAACACTCTTCTGCGTCTTTGTGCGACTCCGAAGTGTTGAGCGTCAAGAACCCGGTAGGCGAACCCATACCCGAGTTCGCCCAACGCCCCGAGGAAGGTTCCAAAATCCCTTCCTCCGTTGGACGACAAAACGCCTGGGACATTTTCCCACACAATCCACTTGGGACGGCGTTTATCAGCGATTGAAAGAAAGGTAAGCATGAGGTTTCCTCTTGGGTCAGCAAGACCTTTGCGAAGTCCTGCAACGGAGAATGATTGACATGGGGTTCCTCCCACGAGAAGGTCAATTGGTTGTTCATTGAAAACTGGGTTTTGATTTAGTTGGGTCATATCCCCAAGGTTGGGGACATCGGGAAAACGATGCTTTAG